CTATATCCTCCGGGCTCGGCATAGCACTCTCGTACAACTTCTGGAGTTGAGCGTTACTCAGCCACATCAGTTCGGTCCAACTCCAGTTGCCCGTCCTGTAGAGCTCATCAATCATCCCCTGGCGCTCTTCGGGGGAGAGGGATAATGCATCTTCCCGACTCCAACTCTCTGCACCGGGCGCACCACTAGGGTCGGTTATCCTTGTATAAGCACCCCAGCCCATATCTAGACCTCCTCTGACTCCATCTCCTTGACTTCCTCAAAGAGTTTCTTGGCGAGAAACTCCTCCGCCTCCTCGTTCCCATAGGCCATATAAAGAGACCTATACTCCTGTGGCCCCCATGACTCATAGGGTCCGAGCAGCTTCTCAGGGTTGCCTATCTCCATCATGGGCTCCAGCCATTCCTCCACGACCTCATCCACAAGCTCAAACGTGGTCTCAAGTATGTCACTTACGATCCTGGTAATCTCAGTCTGCTTCAACGTTGCGCTCCTCTCGCACCCCCGCCGCCACGCCCCTGTGTGGCGGACCTGGGCTCCTGGCTTCTACCCGCCCGCAGGATGTTCTGCATTTCCTCGGGGCCGCCGGGCACCGCCCTATTCGGGATCGGGGTAGTCATCGGCCCCATCGGAGGCCGGCCCCCGCCGGGGGGAGGGGTTTCGGCGGGGCCGACAGGAGGGGGGGGCAACCCCGCCGCAATGCCTTCGGCGGCCAGCCTACGACCCATGATGTCACCGCCTTTGACGGCAAGGTATTGCTGTATGAGGTTCGCCAGCGCAGGCGAGTCCTCGATGCGTTCCTTGAGAATCTGCTTTCTCATCGCCTTGGCATCGACATCCGGCCTTCTCTGCCATATATACTCCCTGCTTATAAGCCCCGCCGCCTTCTGCCGTATCTGATCGTCGTGCTCCCTGTACTCATCTTCGGGGCTTCTATGCTGGAAGTTGACGGCGTAGTTGTACGGGCCCTTCATCTGCTCCTTTTTGATAACCCGATCGAAATTGTCCGTAGGGGTACAGGAGTATATCCGTATATCATCCGGGACCTTGCGCTCGAATACCTCCGCCGCCATCTCCAGTACCTTGGCTATGCGGTACTTGTATGCATCGGCGGCGTTTCTGAGCCTGGCCCCCGCTTGTCCATACATGAAGCGCCTGTCGGCTGCGCTCCGCACGCCCTCTTCGCTCGTTCCCCGCAGGGCGGGGGGGGCACCAAAATCCGCACACATGCCGCTGATAAACTGAAGAAGCTGCCCCGCCTCCGCCGGCGGCATCTTGCTCTCGTGCTCAATTATCTCAGCCCCCTGGGGAAGGAAGTTGACCTTGCCCAGACCGGTCTCTATGGTGGCATCACCCAGGTTTCTACCTTCCAGCCACGGCCAAATGTTTCTTGAGGTGAGGATGTCCATCTTGGAGAACAGGCGTGACTGTGCCACGAGCAAATCCCTGATGTGTCTCAGCATGCCGACATAGCGCATGCTCATGTCATTCCGGCAGGAGATATTGCCGAGCCCCGAGTTGATGACAACATACGGCAGGAAGCCATACCCGTGGGGGATAACCCTCCCCCTGCCGCCGCGCAGGACGGGCTCACCGTCAAACAGGTTGCAGTAGAAGTCCCTGTCACAGTAGAAGATGTGCTCCACATCTTCCTGTATCTCCTTGCCTTCGGGGTTGGACCAGTAGGGATATCGCTTCTTGACCTCCAGGCACACATTCTTGGTCTTTTCGATCACAAACGACGGTTCCCCGATGGAGGGATCGACCTTTATCCAATAGGGGCTGACGGCGCGTATATCTATAGGGTTTGCATGAAGTTTGTCCTGCTCATACTTCTGCATCTTCCCCATGCTTACCTCGCCGTCGCCCCCGACGCGGGGCTTCGTCGGCCAAGCGTCGGCGTTGTAGAGCACCCGGAAGGCCGTCAGGCCGTGCAGCCAGAAGTGCTTGCGCGAGACCATCCACGGGGCTATCTCCTGGTTGATATTGGTCATATAGACCAGCCCTGCGGCGAACAGCCGCCTGATCTCCGCCGCCTCTATCTCCGCCTCGGAGGGCTCCTTGCCCCGCTGTACCACCGAGGCGGTAATGGAGGCGTTTGTTATATCCGTATTGTCCACCCATGTGTCCACGATCATGCGCGGGGTGGGGAGAACCGTAGCCATATTGCGGAACTCGTCGGGAATCTGGAGCAGGTCCTTGATGTCCATCTCATAGAACCGCTCATCTTCCTCCAGTTGGCTGTGAAACCTGCTGTAGATGCTGTCCGTTTGAGCGTCCAGGTCCAAAATCTCGTCTATGCTGGGCTCGTAACTCTTCTTAGCCACTATTTATCTCCTGACCGGCTGTGATAACCTGAAATGCAGTGTATCTTTCGCCTTTCGAGGCGTCATTTTCTCCAAAACCTCGCCCTGTTTGGCCACACAGATGCCGACGGCGACGGGATAATCGTCGTTCTTACCTTCCTGGGCCTCGATTCTGCCGTTTTTAGCGGCGTTTCTGATGAGATACTCGAACTGTAGAAGGCCGTCATAGTTGAAAATGGTAATCTGACGGGTGTTGAAGGCTGGAATCAGAGCTCCGAACAGCTCCATCCGGCTCTCTTCGTCCGTATGCCAGCCCCTTTTGAGGTGTTTTATGTCCCGATAGCCGAAATTCTGGTATCCCATCTGCACGGCCTTGCTGATCACCACGGCCCCCCAGTTGTTGTCCTCCGGCCACCAGATGGGGTTCTGGTAGTATTTAAGCAGGGCCAGCGTATGCATGGCGAACTCGTCTGGGGGGAGCAGGTTGTGCATGATATCGGCCACCACAGCACCCGTGCGGACGTTCATAACAGCCGTCACAGAGTAATCAAGCCCTACCCCGTGGGCGATATCGGATGCCGCCACATACAGGTTGCCTGTCTGATACTCCTGGTAAATATGACACACCCGGGGGTCGAGACCCTGCCTCACGACGTTGAGCGGGGCCTGACAGCACTTCTTCATGTCATCGACCACGGTCAGGTCCACGGCGGCAATCGTACGGGACGGCCTGAGAGCCTCTTCCTCACTGGCCGGGTAGTTCTGCTCCCTGTAGAGGTCCCTGGGCATGCCCTCCATGGCCTTCTCGGGCGTCGACCTCATCACCTCATCAAGCCATCCTTCGGACCTGCTGGGCCTTACATTCCACGGGAAGAACAAGGGGTAGAAATTGTTCCGGCCCTCTTTGGCATCCTTGTAGATGCTTTTCATTAGAGTCTCAGGCTTCCGTTTATCTACTGTGGAACACCCTATCCACTGGGCACCGGCTGCGTCAACCGTGGGTTTGGCGTTGTTCCAGTGGTCTACGGCGTACGGGTGGTACTCCCACTCATCGGCGATGATTACGGAGGCCGTGTAGCTGATGCCGGCGCTCGGTGTGGAGGCGAAAGCCTTTATCTTAGATACCCTGTCGGGGAACTCCATCTCCGTGAGAGCGTCCTTGCCCAGTTTCAGGCGCAGCCAGTCGGGGAGCTGGTTATACATACGCCTGGCCTTACCCAAGAGCTCCATTGCCTCCTCTTCACCCTTGGAGAAGAGAAGGACCGTAGCGCCGTCATGGAAAAGGGCATACCAGAGTGCATAGGCGGCAAGGAGCCACGATATGCCTATCTGGCGGGCCTTGAGGATGACGATAAATCGCTTGTACTTGAGCGCCCATATGACATCGAGAAGATGCGGCCACAGCTCGAACTTGATGGTGCCGCCCTTGGTGGTTGTTGTGGATGTCTCTACGATATTGGCGAAGCGAAGAAGGAAGTAGACGAAGGAAGTCTCACATCCGACAAGCGCCTTGGTCCGATCCTCCGGGGTATCATAGGTCTCGTTTTCAGCCTCTTCCTTCAGTTTCTCGACGTACTCCAGGTTTACCCTGGGATTCTCCGGTGTCTGTGCCAATCGCCACCCCTTATTTCTTCTTGCGCCTGTGCTTCTTCCCGCCCTCTTCTACACCCGTAATAACCCCCTTATTCCGGGAGGCGTAGAATACCTCTTCCGCCCTCTTGCCATACTGCTTTCGCATGGCCTTCATGATCTTGCGGCCTTTCTTCGTAAGCGGACTCATGTCATACCCCTTCAACCACCGGTCGATGATAGAACCCCACGGAGGGCTTGGGCAGCCGGCCCTTTATGCTTACCCCATAAACATGGGCCAACACCTCCGCCTCTGCGTGAAAGTCTATGTCACCCCGGTCATACTTCAGTTTCACATCGACCCCCACTATCCACACGGATAGCCTCGCCTCAAACTTGACAGTCGCCAGTACCACCTTGAGAACACTAAGTACCTTGCTCAATCGAACCTCCTGTTTGTGCTGTTCCTGCACCGTGTGTAGTCGTGTAGCAAACGGAGGGAGTCCAACATGGGAAAGGACGCGGCCACGGAACACAGGGCACACAACCCCTGTCAGCGAACACCGTTATCCACCCTAGACCCCTACAACCATGACAGGCCTTCTCGGCGAAGTACTCGAGCACGTTCCCACTTCCCGAACATACTGGACATAACTCAGCGTGTGCCATTCTTTCCCCCTATCGTTGTTTTTCCAGGCATGCACTATGCCCCTTAACCCCCTGACGGGTAGAAGGAGCCGTCTTTTACCCCCAAAGGCCATCTTTCCCCTTGAAAATTAAACGGTAGGACCACGCCCGGACTCTCCCGCCGGCGGGTTGACCCGCTCTATCCGCAGCAGGGTGCCGTCATCGGCCCAATGAGACACATAGGTAGGTATTATCTCGCTCACCCTTTCATGAGCAGGAACCTTGGGGAGATCAGGGTGCTTTATCCATAACTCAAGATAATCCGGGTACTCATTCCCTGGACGTGCTACGACTTTCACTATTTCCCCACCATCAAACAGTAAGAACTGCAAGAGTAACTTGCTGTCTACCTTGATGATTGCCTCGTGCGGCCTCCCCGCCCCTTCAGTTTGCGTCTCGTTCACCTTCCCCCCTTCTCGTCGTTATGTAAAGTAGGGTAATTCCGGTTTAAGGTCACTGTGGGGGCATTGACCATAAAGCAATCCCCCGTCCGCCCAACCCACTTCCCGTTCCCAACCTGCCGGCTGCACCAGCCCGGCCACAGCCGGACCCCACCTAGTCACAATGGGTCCCCATCGGACACATTCTCGTGGTCCTCGTCAGGCGTGGCCTGGCTTTCATCGGGCCAGGAAGGAGCCGGCGCCTCCAGGAGCAGGGTCTCGTCCGATGCCAGAATGGTGCGACGGTGATCTAGAAGCGCGCTCGGTGACAGTTGAACCCTCAGCTGCGCCTCCACGTCTACGCCTTGTCTTGGTTTACCGTGGTTGTGCTCGTAGACGAACATGGCGGCGTTTTTGTCTCCAGCTGCAAGAGCCTGCTTGATGACGGAGACTGCGAGCTCGTCAAGGCGACGCATGGCGTTCTTGCCGCGATCGGTGAACGGAGATATCTTCTTCCTGCCGGTGCGAGCCGGTGTGGTCATTTACGAACAAGTCCAGGCTAATGTCTACTTGTCATAGCACAAGTAATCAAACCACCTTTCTACCACACCTGGTCCGGGTTGTCAAGCCTTTTCGTCCGAGAAAACTGTAATGTTTTCGTAATGCCCAGGGACTTGACAACAGAGTATGATATGATATGATAGCAGCATGAGTAAGCAGGAAGGGAGGGAGACAATGGAAACCATCACCATCGTTAATCCAACAACGCGCCGGGGCATCACGGTGTCAAGCTGGTACATCCAGCCCCGCGCAATGCTCGACGAGCTAAAGAGAGGTACGAGTTTGCGCGATATCAGCTTGCAATTGCTCAGTGAGCCCGAAAGTATCGAGAGGGTGCATGAAGAAGATGGGGACAGTGCCCACAACAACTGGGCGCTGAACATCTTTGAAAATGCGCTTGACTGGGGCCTCGGCCTGGCCGCTTTCTCTCTCATACGAGACACAATCAAAGCCTACAAAAGGCTGCCCAAACCCTTTCGGGTGGCTGCAAGTCGAAGTGGCGACATCTTTCTGCTCTTGCCCAGTGGCCACGTTCATCATTACCAGAAAGCAACCAAGCGATAGTCTAGCCCCTACTCTGGCCCTGCCGGGGCCAGGGATAGCGGCTGGAAGCCGCAGAGAAGGAGGGAAAATGAGAACGAGAGTTACAGCCAACGAAGTCCAAGCCAAAGCCCAGGAGTACCTGAACGCAGACCCGGCCGCCGAGTGGGCGGCTGAAGAAAAGGCCCGGCGCGATCGGGGTCTGTCTGAGTCTCAGATTGAGAAGGCCCGGCAACGGCACCTCAACGCCGTTGCTAGCGGGCGCGACCTGGCGAAGCAGGTCGCTAGTGTTAACCTGGCCCGCCCCCTGCCGATGGGGGCAAAAGAGTGGTTCCGCCGGGCCGCCGCAAGGTGGTTCGGGCTGGACGTAGAGGTCACGTTCCCTGATGTGACCCCCAGACTCGCTCCAGGCGAGTTCTGGATGAAGGACAGCGGGATCGAAATTCGATCCTGAGAAAGGAGAGAAAATGGAACATGAGGTTTACCTGGTGCTGGCGGAGACGCCACACGGCACGCGGTACTACCGCGTGACCGGAGACGAAAGGTTCGTGGACGCGGAAGACCGCGTCGCTGTCTACGGCCCCTACTTGCTCGGCGGAGCCGATGGCTACCCTACTGAGCAAGACCTACTCGAGAACGTCCAGGTGGTTGAGCCCAATCTGGACGTTGACGGGTGGCTGGCCGGGACCTGGTCACCACCCTGCAACGACTAGACGATCCGCGGGCCTGGGAGACCAGGCCCACTAGGATACTGCCGGTCGCGACCGCAAGGCGCAGAGGCCGGCGAAGGAGGAGACAATGTATACTAAATCCACAATCATGAATCGAACGCTCTGGCGCTGGAACCTGATGCGCCAGAGAGGGGTAATCCTAGGGGTCCGAAAGGACCACATGGGAGACCCCTCAGTAGATCTCCGCGACCTCGCGGAGGCTATCAGAGAACGGGAGGTCGTTCGTGACCCGAACGACGAGTCGTGGCACTTTGTCACGACCCGCCAAGAGGGAACATATCCCTTCTGCGTGAACGGGGACCGGAAACCTCCGTTCCCCATCAACGGGCAGGAACGACCGAGTGCAATCGACTGCATGATTGCACTCGACTGGGGGGAGATTTTCGTTGCCGATGTCTCCCCCGTCAGGTACCAAAACCTGACCCCCACGGGCTACGCCCAGTGGCTCGAACTCTGGGTGAGTACCGATTCACCCAAGCCTAGCGACTAACGATCCGCGGGGGCTCCGGCCCCCATTAGGATACGCCCCAGCAAACGGGGCGAAAGGAGGAAACACATGGATTACACAGGGCTAGAACTACACCTGGCAGTCCCGACCAACCCGGATGGTTGGGGCGACTCGGTCACAGAGGAGCAGGCGCTCACGTTTGCCGAACAGCTACGCGATGTGTACCTGGAGATATTTCCGCTCCTCTATCCGGGGGCATCCGTAGCTGTCAGGTTGGTTGACGAGACGTTCAGCCACAACAACCAAAGCTATGCCATCCAGCTTACCGATCCGGCCTCCTCGCCCGATCTCAGGGATGATGAGGACTGGATTTGGGACTGCTTCGTAGACTGCAACTACGAGGCAGAGCCGACCATTAGCGCCCTCAAGGCCAGGCTGGCCGAATGACCAAGGTACTAGACGTGCTGGCCTTGGCAGGGCTGGCATACGTAGCTGTAAACCTAGCGTCTAGTGCCGCACGTGATCTTAACCTTGCGTGGAGACTACAGGTGCATTCCCCCAGCATCTCAATCTTCACCGTCGCCCTAGTCACCGCGGCCGTCTGCCTGGCGGCCGAATACATAAAGGAACGGAGAAAATGACCGATGAGCGATAACAGCAACAAGCCCACATGCCCCGATTGCGGCCATCACATGCATAAGGCCGGGGGGGCATGGTCGGGACACCGCAAGGTTCAGCGCTACGCCTGCTCGCAGTGCGGGCGAATCTACGTGTCCCGAGAAGACTACGTCAAAAGCCGCTAGATAGGCAAGTGGCAATGGGGGCCGGCCCCCGGCCACCCTATTGCTCCGCCTGCGGCTTTAGCCTTTCTTGGCACGCCTCAGGGGGTGACGATCCCGCCATCGACCCCCAATCTATCTCAATCCCCATACCCCGCAGCACCTGATGCAATCCCTGGCCAAGGGCGTCAGCGGTTTCCTCGTCCAGTTTACCGTTCAGCCACACCGAAGCCACACAGTGTATCACCTCATGCCAGAATACCTCACTGCACTTGTGGTGATTAACCAAGGGCTGTAGGCGTATTGTGTAGGTTGTATGATTGACCTCACCAAACATCCCATCGTTGGCCAGCAGCTCGGGGGCCACCTCGACACTGTAGACCCGTGCGCCCACCTGTATCTGCGCAGGTGCAGGTATCATCCTCATTGCGACCCCCCGGTAGGGACCTCAACAACCCCCATCCTGCTCGCCCTGCTATAGACATTCACAAGCCCCTTATCGGGCTCGATCGTGAACACCGGGCAATCAACAGGCGTCGGGGAGTATGACTTCTGCTCACCGTAGCTCGCCTCCACGCCCTGCATGTAGGTCTCAAACCAGCAGCCGGTAATAGCCCCGCACTTGTTCCTGTTCTCGATCCTCGGCGGATCACCCTTAGTCACATGCAGGTAGGGCTTGTCCATGACCTTGATATCGTGTATGTGCCCTTTGGCATAGATATCACCGTCGAAACCATCAAAGCTCCGCTTCAGGTTCATGACCTTGCCACCCTCGGTCTGCGGACACCCCGAGCCATGCGTAAAGTGGCCAAGAAACGTAGTCCGACTGCCCCTAGATCGACTGAAGATGAACCGGACGAAAGCCGAGTAGCCGAGATAGGGTACGCCCAGGCGCTCGGTGAGGTTCACCATGAAATCGTAGTGGTTGAACTTGCGTATGGCTATCTCATGGTTGCCGGAGTGGAGCCCGACACATTTATCCCGGATGGGTTTGAATAGCGCCTCCACCCACTGGCACTGGTCCTCGGCCACATTGCTCGGCCTTACCCAGTCCGCAATGATGTGCCATTCCCACCTTGGGTCATGGGGCGTCACAAGGTCCGCATAGTCGCCCATGCCGATCCACAATGCATAGGGGTCCTTCTCTATGGCCCTGACGCGGGCCTTTATCTTGGCCTCAGCGCAGTAGATGGTGCCTCCGTGGATGTCTCCAAGAGGGTATAGTTTGTAGACATCGCTACGGGACCCATAGTCTACCCTGTAGAGTATCGCTTCCACCTAGGCCCACCCTCGATACTGCCGGGCAATCTCCAGGAGTTCCCGCCGTATTTGCTTCTGCCTCTCCTTCGTTTGGCCCCGTATCATCTCTTCCTGCATTTGGCGCTCTATGCCCCTCTCGATCCATAAGGCCCGCCGCAATCTGTAGCCCCGGGGACCCATATTAGTCAGCCTACCCATATTCACGAAACCTCTCCAGGGAAACCCCTACGTGTAAGGGTCCCAGCCCAAGCCACAGAGACGCCATCCCCCTACAGAGGTCAGCGGTCAGGCCAAGGACCCAGAAATCCGGCGACCAGTACCAGTCCAGCAAAAGTCTCATCTTACCTCCTTTGCCATCGTTTTTTGCAGCCCGCTGGGGCTCAAACCTCGCCTTCAACTCACTCCACCACCGTTCGCCACAAGACAGATCTCGGCTCCAATCCATACCACACCAAGCCACAACATCACTCGGCTCCAATGCAGTACATAACAATACATCACTCGGCTCCAATGCAGTACAACCCAGTGCATCACTCGGCAGCACTCGCCTACTTGCCGTCCACCTCCCCGAAGTTCACGACCTCATACTGCCCCCATTGCTGGCTTCGCTCCTGCCCCATCCCATGCACACCGCCGTACTCGAACAACGCCCGAAGCACATCCGCCTTGATCTCGCCATCATCAAGCACCTTCAGAAAGAACTTCATCCGTGGCTGCATCACGTAATCCACAAACTTCAGGCTTGATCGCGGCCCCTTGGGCGTCATGGCGTGTACCATCCGCAACTCGCGGCCATCAGGTTCCATCTTGTCTAGATACAGGCGCTCGGGAAACACATAGACCCTGTTCGCCACCTTGCTCTTCAGCGCCTTGATTTGCAGGGTCTTTTGCAGCACATTGGCGCAGTCCTTCAGGTGAGCCCGTACGCATCGACCCTCGTAGTACAGGCCCCCCTCATCCTTCTTGAACGTCGCCCAGCCCTTCTCACCCTCTTCAGCCTCAACTTCCTCCGCCACTTCCTCAGCCAAGTCACTCAACGTCTTCAGCACTTCGCCCGCACGCACCCGCCGCATACATTCGGCATCAGACGGGGTCCGGTGCTCAAGCATGGCCTCGATCTCCTGCGGGTCCTTCGGTGTGGAGGCCGCAAACGGCCCCGTGAACTGTAGCTCGACCACGTACTTCTTCCACACGAACTCACGCTCCTTTCCTTTCCCTGTTTTTATGTCAAGGTCAGGCGTCAATTTAGCATTGGTACGCGATGCTAAATGCGTTTTATGTCTAGTTGACGCCTAAACCGGCCCCAAAATCGGTGGTGGGTCTTATGGGATGATTTAGCATTGCTTATGTAAACCCCAGGCACGATTTAGCGGCTAAATGATGCTAATTTAGCGGCTAATTTAGCATAGTCCCCCCCTGTATATATATACAGGGGGCTAAATGCTAAATGGCTAAATGACACCTAGTTGCCTTCCTCCTCTCGGTTGGTGATGAGCCCCCACCGGTCCCCCTTCAACCTCAGGACCTCGCCCTTCCGCTTGAGCCGGGACAGGATGTTGGCTGTGTGGCCCTTTGGTAGGCCCGCCATATCGGCCAGCTCGCCACTTTCGATGGGGCCGTCCTGCGCCAGGTAGTGCCTCACCCTGTCTGTAG